TAATACCTGTCGTGCCATCAAGAATAATAGTCATTACTTAGACTCCAATGCGGCGACTTTGGCTTTCAGGTCTTCAATCATGGCTTGCTGTTCTTGGATGGATTTGACCAGCACAGGAATCAGATCAGCACGAACAGCCTTATATGGCTCTTCGCCTTCTGGTGCTGGGTCTTTCCAAGTGTCAATCATGTCAGGGAATACCTGCTCAAACTCTTGAGCAATAAATCCACGGGCATCTTTAGTATTCGCGCCTTTCCCTTCTTTCCAGTCAAACGTACGAGGTTTAAGAGCCAATATCTCAACAAGCCCCGCATCCAAGTCGCGGATGTTTTCTTTTAAACGCTGATCGGAAATAGCAGCAATCGTGGTATTAGTCGCATTTACTTTTCCGTCCATTTCGACATAAAAACGATAAGCACCCGCGCCAGTTGAATATACGTTCAGCGTGTCATCGGCATTTGTTGATGCGGCAAGCGTTGAAACAATTTTTCCGCTTGCTCTTGCTTCAACCCCAAGAGTAGTAGCGCCAGCAGATGTTTTCCCAACCAGCAAATTCCCCGACGCATCAAGCGTCATCGCCTGCGTGAAGGAGATGGTGTTGCCTGCGGTGCCGGAGGGGGCGGTGAACCATTTATGTACGTTGTTATTGATGTCTAAGTTATAACGTAATGCACCAATCCCGCTTAAAATGTATTTAAACGTACCTCCCGGACTTTCATACGCATTATGCATGAAGTTGGCATCACCATTGTTTTGCGTGCCAATTGAAGCGTTGCCGTTACCAAACTGTATAATTTTTCCTGCAGTTGACCACGCCGACGGCGTGACGCCCAGACCGAAGTTGCCGGATGCGTCGATGCGTGCGCTTGCGGTGTTGTTAGAGTAAAAAATAATGCTTTTTGTTGACGGTGCTAATAAATATAAATCCGTTCCTGCCGCATAAACTCCGTCTGTCGCAAGTGATGAATAAACGGAATTCCCAGCGTTGGATGAGCGAACGCTGCCAACTACATGAACTTTGTCTGACGGACTGCTCGTACCCACGCCCACCCTGTCCGTCGAAGCATCAACGAACAGCAAATTACTATCTGTATCTCCCTCTACCCTGAAATCGACATCCGCTCCGGCTTCGTTAATAACAACGCTAGAAGATCCCAAGGTGAACTGAGTGGTCCCGTTCGATTGCAGTTCCAATACGCCACTATTGTCAGCGGAGGTTTTGACTCCAGCCGATCCTGAAACGACACCGTCATCAGCGTTGATTGTAGAGGCCATTAGTTAGCTCCTTCCAATGCTGCGACTCTTGCGCGTAGGGATTGGATTTCCTTGACCAGCATCGGGACAAGTTTGCTGTAGTCTACGCCCCAAGCGCGTTCCACTTCATCGCCGGAATCACCGACACTTACCGCTTCTGGCGCAACGGCGTGGAGGTCTTGCGCGATAACACCAAACGCAACGTGTTGGGTTGGCGCGGCTTTCCAGTCGTGGCTGACGATTTGAATGGCATCAATTTTTGCCCCTGCGTCTGGGGCTGAGACAATGTTTTCTTTCATTCTTCGGTCAGATGATTGATTAAAACTGGTAGCCGTTGAGCTTACTTTTATGCTGCCAACTTCTGAACCGCTGCTGTTCAAAAACTTCTGGGCATAGACTGCGGTTGCGCCAGTTGCGTCTTGGTGCTTAATTAAAATTCCAGAATCGTTTACGGCATTACTTACAAAAATTTCTAATTTGTTTGAACCCGACCCCATTGTGGCGGTGGTATTTATAAATACCTCTCCCCCTGCCGTGATGCGTGCGCGTTCGGTGCCGTTGGTGTGAAAAATTAGCGGGACGTTTTCTTGGGCTGCAAGAATAACTTGGTTTTCGTCGCCGTAAAAGTATGCGGAAGCAATTCCTGAGCCGGTGCCGCGATAAATTCGGTAACCGCCACCGCTGGTATTCCAAACGCCAATAGTGGCAACACCTGTACCAAGACTTCCTACAGATCCATTTGGGCCAACTGTTAACAAACCCCTGTTATCCGCAGTCAGCGTCATCGCCTGAATCAGAGTGGCATTGCCGCCCGCTGTACCAGAGGCAGTGTTGTACCAATAATGAATTCCGCTGGTTTGCGCGTATAAACTAGCCGCATCGTTTCCAAGAAATTTCCAGTTGCTAGTTTCGCGGTACAGGTTATGCGAAAGGTTGGTCTGTCCGATGCCTGTCGTAAACGCAGACAGGGCTGCATTGCCGTTCAATTGAAATGCTTTATAAGCAGTTGACCACGCCGACGGCGTGACGCCGAGGCCGAGGTTGCCGTTCGGAATAGTGACGTTTCCAACCTGCCCTGTTTCTGTGGAAATTTTGAAATAACTTGTCGTGTCAGTAGAATCTAAGACATGAAGCGCGTAACGCGCCGTAGCGCTACCGCCAGCCGTAATTTTTAAGCCAAAGCCGTTTGTTGCATCGCTGTTTGAAATGACTTGAGCAACGCCGCTGCTAGTAGAGACTGTTAATTTTCCTCCCGGCGTATTTGTGCCAATACCCACCGCATCCGCAGACGCATCCACAAACAAAAGATTCGCGTCGGTGTCGCCTTCCACCCGAAAGTCAACGTCAGCGCCCGGTTCGTTAACGACTACGCCACCGTTTAAAGTGGCACCGGAAGTGATGGTAAGGGATGAGGTGGGAAGTGATACTGCCCCTGCTGCAGTGATCGACATCGCCGTCAGACTTTCACTGACAATAAATACCAAGTCCCCGTTCGTGTTGGCATCGACGGAGTAAGCCGTGGTGGTTGTGGTACCGGACTTAATAATACTCATATGATCACATGCCTCTGACCGGCTGAGATGGTGAGAGACACTCCACTGGCAATCGTGAATGGACCCACCGTGAAGCCGTTGAATCCTGAATCAATGGTGAAGCTAATGCTCATGGTCGAAGCGTTGACGAAGATACCGTTACCTGCCGTGACATTACCCACGACATCGACGTTCCCCGCCACATCCTCATAGACCGCCTTACCTGCTGGATAGTCCACGAAAACGCGCTTGGTTCCCGCAGAAAAATTAACTAAGGCTCCACCCGCAGTGGAAGACAATACCTCGTCACGGGACAAAGACACCGTCGCGGAAGTGTAGGTGCCAATCCCTACTTCCCATTCATCCAGACTTTGGTGAGCAATGACGTAGTAGGTCTGGTTCCCGTCACCAACAACAGAGAAGGTCCGGTATCCGCTTACCGCCCCAAGTAGGGTGACTGTTCCTGACCCCGTCGTTGTCGTGGTTTCATTGACGCGATCCGCAAGTACCAGCGCCATTTCATACCCCGGTCAATTGGTCTTCCGGAAACCATCGGGATTGATTCTCACCATTCGCATCTTTCCAGCTAATGAGGCACAGGATCGTGCCATCAGGCAGCATTTTGAACTGCTCTACTGGACCTTCTGGAACGGTGATGTTCACCTTCACCACATCGCCTTGTTTAAATTTAAGAGCCATCTGTATTCTCCTTACGCCGCATCAAGGCTGAAGGTATAGGTCACGTTCAAGGTATCGCCGTTCTGCACCACACGGTCACCGGGGGCTTGGAAGTCAGAGGCTGAAAACAGCACTCCCGACGTACCACCCGGCAAGTCACCCGTGGTCAAGAACGCACCGCCCACATTGGCAGAATTGTTGATCAGGAACTGAGCCGGTGAAGCTGAGTTCGCAATGACCGAAGGATCTGCCGTGGTCGCTGCCCCAAAGACTGCAGCAGGACGGGTCGCGTTGGTGTAGTCCGTGACTTCGGTCCAACCCGCATGGGAAGACATCGTGTCCGCAGAGGACGGATCGTTCGTTGCCGCAGGGCCGTAGATACCCACATACCATGCAGCGGTGTAGCCCGAACCCGTGAAGTAGTTGGTGTTCATGTCAGCCAAACCGACGTTCACCACTAGGTTCTTGGACTTCTCTACCCACTTCACGTTGCCATCTTTGTCACGGCATTCCACAGTGAAGATACCACCGGCACGGAGCTTGTTACCCGCACCGCTTTTCTTGGTGACGTTCCCGCCAACCAAGTCGCTTGATTTCGCTTTATCGTTCGACATCTCTCGCTCCTAAGTAAATCTCAGCAGTGCAGAAGTTGCTGTGTTAGGTGGCATCTCCACCGTAAATGTGTTGGTTGCGGTCTTATTATTACCAAAACTCAGCACGGCTATCGACCGATTAGCCTTACTCGCGTTATAGATCAAACCCCCTGCCGTCGTAAAACTAGCGGGGTTCCAAACCACATTGTCAAAACTGACATAGACCGTAGAGCCTGATGTGTTGATCGTCACACCCGTCAGAGTCTCTCCCCCCGCCACATACCCTGTGCCGGAAACCTCATTGGTGACAGAATAAACCGTCGTCGTCTCACTCAAGTCTGCATTGTCGTCGTACAGGGCGAGCTTCAACGTATCGGTCAAAAGGTCGTGAATCCCTTCCAATAGCTCAGCTTTAAAACTTGTAGTCTGAGTCTGGTAGATCATGTCGTCACCGGAATCCTAACCTGACCCGACCGGTAAGCATCGCGGCGGTTCAAGCCATCGCCCAAGCGCAGCAACTGGATCATCGCTTCTTGGTACTTCTGCTCGTAATTCTGGATCATGTCGGCTTCACCCTTGAGGTAGATGTAGGCTTCCCTCAAAGCGCCGTAGAGCAGAACCGTCTCAAAGTTATCACCGATCCAAGAAGTCCCCGCCGTCACAATCGATTCTGGGTAATAGTAATAGTGCATTTCTACCTGATAGTTGCTGGCAGGTGTTGGCCCCAGAATCAAAGTGTTCTGATCAAAGATGGCGTAGTACTGCGGTACGCCGGTATCAGACGGGCTTGGGAAAGACTGACGGATGAAGTTCACATCCTTGTCCAGCAAAAACTCTTGCGAGCCATCCGATGCAATCACAGCCAACGAAAACGTCGCTAGCCAATCTGCAGGGAGGGTCAAGTATTTATTGTTAGGCGTCAGCGTAGCCGTCTGGTTACGACGAATGGCAGGGATCTGAACCGTGTTATAAATCCGCTCCTCTGCAAGCTGAACAAAAGTAGGGATATTCGCCACGAATGAAGTTTCCGTGGACTGGCAATACTCCTGAATCAGCGTTGAAAGAGAAGCGTAGTTCATTAGCTCCAGCCTGCTCGCACTTTGCCGTTGTTCTGCAGATTAATCTGCGAGACGAACTTCTTACCCTTGGTCGCAGCGCCCGCACCACGCATATCCATGTGCGTCACGCCTTTGTTGACATCCTTCTCAGGATAGCCATTCTCGCCCGTAGGCTCGTTGTTGGGTTTGGTTTTGCCGTAGACTTTCATTACCGACCTCGCTGGCACATTACTTTTGCCATGTTACGCCCGACGCGCTTACGCTCCATATTCATCTTGCCGACTTTGCCGCCTTTTTTCATGCCATGCATTCGCTTCTCATGGCCTTTGACTGCCTTCTCAGCAATCTTTTTCATACCGTTCTTCATCTCAATCTCCTAAGTCACTGCAATAGTGACAGTGCCTACATCACCACGAGACACCAAATCGTTCGGTGTCAGCCCTGCATCAATCGACCGAGACCCGCCAATCGGTGCCCAGCCCCATTGAATCATTCTACTACCACCTGCGCCATCATTACCGGGCGCAAAATATGTCGTATCGGGTCGGGGGTTTCGGATTGCCTGCGGGTCGTCAACGGGGTACATACCCAACTGCAACTGCGGCTGATCCGGTTCCCAACAAGTCGAACAGACGAGAATATTAATGTTCTTCGTCTTAATCACCAATTCCTTCAGTTCTTTCAGCTTGTACCGAAAGCCACACCGATCACATTGACTGATCGCATGTTTACCCGATGCAAACCTATTGGGCATCTCAGTACCCGCCTATAAAACTCTGCCTCGGGACAAAGCGAACCGGAGCCTTCTCACGATCCTCGCCAGCAGCGATGTCCCAAGCCTCGTCGTACTGGGCCTTTAGTATCGTTGTGCGGGTTTCAGCACCCGGAATCTTCATAGAGAGGTAATACGCAAGCCCTGCCACCATGCAGGGAAGGAAGCGAAACGGAATGTCCTGTCCGCTCGTGCCGGTGCCTACGTCGAACATCCGACGTAAACGGGTGTAAAAAAGGGTGTACGTGGCACTCGTGTCTGGCTTGGGCCAAACCGTAAACTGGGGGTAGACCACGGCACCCGTAGAATCAGTCGCCCCCGTACGCCGATCAATCCAAATTTGAATGGGCCTACCGGTCGCGTTTTTGTTAGGTATCGCAACGTATGTGCTGGAGGAAATACGACTGATGTTGATATCAATCTGATTCTGCCCCGTGCCCGTACGAACTACGTGAT